TTAGCTGTTGCGCAGACAAGCCTGAGCTTGATTCCGCAATACGGCGTAGTCGCTCAGCATCTCGGCGATCGCCGACCCGCCAGGCAGCAGATCAAGTTCGTCGGCAGCGCGGGCCTGGAAGTCGCGGCTATACTCGACCACCGGCGGGCAGACCGTGACGATCCGCGGCTCAGAAGTGACCGTCGCGCAGCCGGTCAGCGAGATCGCTGCGATCGCGAGGGCGGCGAGCCGCGGCATCCAGCATCTGGCGCTGCACGTCATTGGCGTTCTCCATGGTTTCGAGGCGTTCGACGAGGCGACCCGCGCGCTCGCCAGAACGCCGGAACGCGAGCAGGAACAGGACAAGCGAGAGGGCAATGGCGCCATAGCGCAGCGCAGTCCGTGCCGATGAACTTGTGGCGATGCCGGAAAGTAGGGAGACGATCATCGCTGCCCCCGCTTCCAGTCATCGATGCGGGCGTAGATCGCGACTGCGATGCCGGCGAGGGCCACGGCGATGAACACCCCGCGCAGCGTGTCGAGATAGGGCACGAGCGGCAGGACAGCGGACTGCGTCTCGGTCAGAACGTTCTGCGCCACCTCGATTCCGGCCGCGCCCACAGTCGCAACACCGGCCGCACCGCTGCCCTTCAACGTGCGACTCTCAGCCAGCACCTCGCGCGCGGGCGGGGTCTCGGCTGCAAATGCTGTCGCCTGGACCGGGAACCGCTCGCCCCAGCTGCGCTCGGGGCCGAGGTCGATGTGCATGAATCCCGAGCGCGGATAAAAGCCGAACCCCTTGAACCCGACCGCCCGGGCGGCGGCCTCAAACGCCGCGGGATCATGGTTGTCCATGGCGATGTCGAAGGCCGTGCCGTCGAGATGCTTCGAGCGCGACGCTCCGCCGACGGCGCGGTTGTGCGCCGGGCTGCGGTAGGCCGAGCGAACGATCAGCGGCTTGCCCAGCCGATCGCGAAGGGCTTGCAGCTTGTCGAGCGCCTCCTCGTTGATCCGCAAGGAGCCGCTGCCCCGGCAGGCGATCTCGGCGGGCGAGAAGTTCTGCCAGCGCCAGGAGCGCTCGGGCACGTCGCGCCAGTGGTTGAAGGTGGTAGTCGTCATGGGTGGTCTCCGCACATAAAAAAACCCGCCGAAGGGCGGGCTGGTGGGTGGAGGATCGGAAGCGCCGGTCAGGGACCGTTGCCAAACAGCTTCAGCTTGATGGCGATGCCGGCCATGAGGGCGAGCAGGATGCCGGTGGTGATGATGCGGACGGCGGTCTGCACGGCCGTCTGCCTGGCCAGCCGAAACCCGGCCAGCAGCGATCGCAGATCGCGGATGTCCTCGGCCGCCTCCGTCCCGTCGAGCCCAACCTCATGCAGGGCACGGCGGGCGCCGGCTTCGGCGGCGCGTTCGAGCAGCGCCTCGAACTCGTCGCTCGGCAGACTGACCAGCCTGCCGCTGTCGCGTTTCTGTTCCATCGTCGTGGTTCTCAAACTGTCGATCAGATCACCAGCGTCCCGGCGAGCGTGATCGCGATGTCGGCGAGCGTGGCGTCGGGGCTTCCGGGCGCGATCACCTCGAGCAGGTCGCCCGGTTCAAGGACGGTCTCGCTCGCGGCGATGAAGACGGCCGCGGAGGCGCTCGCCGCGAAGCGGATGGTGCCGATGCTCGTGCCGTTGCGCTGGACATCGAGGTCCGTCTCTGCGGTGGCCGCGACTCCGGCCGCGCCCTGACTACCGGCGAGATCGACCTTAAGCCGCGAGCGCCGGGCCACGACCGTGCGCAGCAACACCTCCGAGGCGGCGGGCGCGCCCGCCTTCGCGAAGGCGAAGTCCGCCGGCGGATCGGCCGCGTCCTCGGTCTCGACGACTTCGAGCGCGAACCAGGTGCGCTCCATGCCCCGGAGCTCGCCTGAGGCGCTGACGAACACCGTAAGCTCGAACCAGTCGCCGGCGACGACCGGGAGGACCGCGCTCGCGATGTTCCGCATCTGGTTGCTGTAGCCGCTGTCGCCGCGGACGATGAAGGAGCCGCCACCGATCACGCCGCCGCCGTTCATGCGGATCTCGACCAGCTGGCTCGTCGGCGAGGTCTGCCACTCGATATTGCCCGTGAGCCGGACCTTGGTTACACCGGCCGGCACGGTAAGCCGCGTCGGCTGGCCGGAGTCCCAGAGCGCGTCGCTGTCGTAGACGGCGCTCTGCCAGGGGACCGCGACATAGGCGCCGGTCGTCGAGACGCTGAAGTTCGTGGTCCGCCGTACGAGTGCGCCCCGGAAGGGCAGCAGGGCGCGCTGGAAGATGCCAACGCCGGCAGCACTCCAGAGCGCGCCATCGAACTGGAGCACGTCGCTGGCGACGGCGGCACCGGCCGCGACGTCGGTCAGGTCGTTGAGTGCGCCGGCGCCGCCGCCGACTCCGAAGAGATCGCTGCCATTGCCCTGCACCAGCACGGTGGCGTCGTGCACGATGATGACCTCCGCGCCCGAACCCGCGTACTTGGCCCGGACCTCCTGGCCGCCGCTGGTCGCGTTCCGGATCGCGAGCCGCCGATGATTGACGGGCAACGTCAGGACGCGCGCAGCCGTCAGCGTGCCGGTGAGGACGATCAGGCCGTTGCGGTTGGCTTGCGCGCTGGTCAACGTCACGTTGGCGTCAGCCATAGCCAGTGACAACGCCCGATTCATGGAGTTGTCGAGGGCATCGACCGCGTCGTTGATCGTGACCTCCTTCTGGTTCTGGGCGGCGGCGACATGGGTCACGGCCAGATTGGGGCTGGGCATCAGGTAACCTCCAAGGTGACGGCGCGCGGAAACCCGCGACCCACGACCGCGCTCATTTGATGGACGGCTACGGACAGAGCAGCCGGCACGACGCCGAAATCGGCCAGGATGTCGGCATTGGCGTAGACGGCGCTCGGGCTGGTGGAGGCGAGCGTGCGGAGCACCGCACCGCCGGGACCATCTAGGATGTCGATCTCATAGGCCTCGCTCGCCTCGCCGAGCGGCACCACGCCGGTCCCATCCTTGAGCTCACCGCCAATGCGCGTGCGACGAACCCAGGAGAGCGTGATGTTCGTCGGGCTGCCGCTTGGAGCTGCGCGCACGTTCCACGGTGCATAGGGCTTGAGGTCGCGGCCGCCGTGGCTCTGGACGAGAGTCTCGGCATCCTCGAACAGCGTGCCGAAACCAACGGCGCGCCAGGACCGCGGCAAATTGAGATCGCCGAGTGCGGTGACCAGCGTCTCGACATCGTCAGGATCGAGCAGCGCGAAGAGTTCGCCCGCCGTATGGCCCTCGACGAAGACGTCCGTTCCACGCCGGCCGCGCAGCAGACAGTTAAGCGTGTAGGAGCCATCCGGGTTCAGCGTCACATCGCGGAATTGGATGATCTCGGGCTCGCCATTGGCCTTCAGCACGAGGGCCGCGTTGGCGCCATTGACCAGCGCCTCCTGCGTGACGCTCTCCAACCGCTCGCCGCCGGTGGTCATGAAGACGGTGAGGCTGTTCTCCTCGTCGGTGCCGAACGGCGAGCGTGGACTGCCCAGCGCAGTCGCCGTAGCGCCCCAGGCGGCTTCGCTGAGGGCCCGCCCGACCTGCGCCCATGCGGAACCGTCGGCGCTGCGATAGAGGGCGGCTCCGGGCCAGCCGGGGCCGCCGAACCCCGCCATCAGATAGTAGACCCGAGAGCCCGCACCGCCCGCATCATCGACATCGCGCAGGAGCGGCAGGTCGGGCAAGATCAGGCGCGTGGCGGCGTTCGCGCCCACGAGCTGGACGGGTTTGCCCGAACCGCCATCGGCAATGACCGAGGAGACATAGGTGGCGGCGGTCTCCGAGACGCCCTTCACCGCGAGCGAGAAATCCGCGCCGACGTCGAGACGGTTGATCCGCGTCCGGAAGGTCGAACCAGTGGCGAACACCACATCCACCACATCGGTCGGATCGAGCCGGAGCCAGTCTGGCGGCAGTTCGGCTTCGTAGGCGCTGCGCTCGATCCAGGCGCTGAAGAGGGTCTTGGCGGCGATTCGCTTGGCCGTTGTGGCGTCGATGGCGAGCGCGAGCTCAAGGCTCGCCTGGTTGCGCGAATGCATGGTGGGCAGCGGCAGTGATGCCCGCTTCTCGCTCTGCGTGCCTTGCTGATAGTCGGCGTCGCGGTCCATGTAGACGACGGCGACGCGCTCGGGCAGCTCGACTTCCTGCGTGCGGCGCTCGCGCCAGCTTTCGCCCGTCTGGCTGTCGAGCGGCACAAGGTATTCGGCCGGGATCGTGGCGACCGGCGCGCGCCCGCGATTTCGGAAGCGAAGCGTGTCGTCGCTTTCGGCGGCGTCGAAGAAATAGGCCTGCGCCAGCGGCTCGATCGCGCCGCGCACGGTGGTCTGCCGGCCAATCACATAGCCGGGCACGGATGGCGTGAGCTCGGCGACGTCAATGTCGGCGAGCCCGAGGCCGGCGCGTCCGCAGAGATCGGCGACGATGGATGACAGCGCCTCGCCCTCGCCACCGCCGCGATTGAGGAACAGCCGGGCCCACCCGCTGCTGCCGCGCACCAGATGGGTGTCGGTGACGGCGTCGTAGACCTGTGCGCCCTGTTCACTGACCGCGCCCGGCCAGATCTCGTTGAGCACGATGGCGCCCGTCGCCGTGTCGAGCTGGACGACGCGCGTCGAGCGCATCAGCGTCCAGCGCTGGCCCCGCAAGCGGCTCTGGCCGAAGAACGGGCCCTCGTAGTTGATCTTGTGCGGGACGGCCGTCTTCCAGACGATCCCGGTGTCGGCGCGCCACTTGATCGCATAGATCGTACCGGCCGAGCCGCCGTTCGACATCGTGATCTGGAAGATGACGCTGTCGTCGGTGGCGTCGTAGGTCAGTCCGCCCGCATCGCTGTAGAACCCCGTCGCGCCAGCTTCGATCTGCGCAGGCGTGAAGCTCGCCACTTTTTCGAACGTGACGCCGAGCGATTGGCCGGTGAGACTGTCATACTGCGCGAAGGCTGAAACCCGGATGCGGTAGAGCCCGAGGCTGGTGTGGTTCAGACTGCTCGATGTCGCGCTCGCCAGAATCCAGCCATCGCCATAACCCTCGCCGACGGCGCCGCCGATTGCGCCCCGAACGCGCGATTCCGTCACCGTCTGGCCGGCGCCCCAGACGTAGCCCATGCTGTCGGCGTGCAGCAGGCCAATGTCGTTGAAGAGCGAGCCGGTCAGCAGAAAATCGACCCGACCGGATTGCCCGTAGGCCGAGATCATGCCCAACCAGGTCGTCGTCACGAAGCGGGTCGTGGTGTTGGAAAGGCCGGTGCTGGTGAAGCCGAAGCGGCCCACTTCCTTCAGCGCATTCGGCTCGCCCCGGATGATCGGCCGCGAGTTGCCCGAGCCGACGGTCAGGTAAAGGTGACCGTCCTCGCCGCAGAACAGCGTGCTCGGGAAATTGTTGGGCGTGGCGGCGGCCACATCGGTCATCCGCGCCTGGCGGTCTTCCGCCATGGTGCGAAGATTGAAGCGGCGGATACCGGCGGCTTCGGCGTTGCTGCTCGACGAGACGAAGTAGCCGTAGCCGCGCCGCCAATCGACCGCGAGGTCGCTGATCTGGTAGGACCCGAAATAGCCGCCTTCGCCCGTCGTGATGAAGTCCAGGAGCTGATAGGGCTGCTGCGCGGCGCGCCGATAGGTGATCTCCGCCGTGATGTTCGGGATGCGGTTGCCGAAGTCGGCGAGCGCCAGATCCTCGAAGACGATGACGCAGAGGCCGCGATGGGCCGGTGCGCGACCGGCGCCCACATGAGCTTCGATCAGCGGGTCGGGCAATTGGGCATCGCTGCCGCGATGAAAACGAAAGCGCAGGTTTGGCTTGGCCACGTCCGGGCTCGAACCGGTCTTGTCGTAGATCAGCTTGCCGTCGGCCCAGATGCGCAGCACGTCCTCGGCTGGGCCCTCACCGAAGCTCAGCGCGAAAGACGCAAAATAGGAATAGCTGATCGAGGTCTGGGTGCTGCGCCCGCCGCCGCCCTTGCCGCCGGATCGGGTGCGGGTGACGTTCTGCTGTTCGCGAATGCCCGACGACCAGATCATGTTGCCGGCCATGCGCAGCGTGCCGTAGCCGATCGGGATCGATGCGCCGTAGGCGGAGGACGAGACGGTCAGATCGCCCAGCCGCGGACCCTCGGTGGTGACGTTCTGCCCCTTGGCGGGAAACAGCAGGCTGCCGACGACGGAGCCCACCAGCCAGCCTGCCTGCCAGCCGAGACCGACGGCGGAGCCGAGCGCGGCCCCGCCTACTGCGACGAGGATGGCCATGAGAGTTCAGTGTCCGGGAGAGCGAAAGCGAAAGGCGAATTTGACCTTGGCCGGCCACTCGCCGGCATAGGGCTCTTCGATGACCTGCCTGCGGGTCGCATGGGCGTGCAGCAGATGGGGATGGCCGAGCCGCTCGGTCAGGAAGCCGCAGTGGCAGGGATAGGCCTGATCGGCGAAGACGAGCACGTCACCGGGCTGGGCCTCCGGGATGGCCACGCCGTCCATGTTGCCCCGGAAATGTTCGACGAAACCCTGTCCCTGAGCGCGGCGGCTGTAGCCGGTGCTGTCATAGTCCGAGAGATCGAGCGCCCGGGCGACGCAGACCACCAGCCCGACGCAGTCGATGCCCGAACGCGTGCGCCCCTGATGCCGCCAGGGAACGCCAAGCCAGCCGCGGGCATCGGTGACGACCGCCTCGGGTGTGACGGCCTCAGGGGTAATGATCTCAGCGGGCATCGGGATAGCTCATCATGGCGTCCTGCCCCGGCACGTAGGGCTCGCCGCGGAAGTTGAGGACGTTGGCAAAGCGGGCGATGCAGGTGTCGAGGCGCTTGTCGCAGCCGGGATGGATGCGGAAGAGGTCGCCGACCCGGATCGCATAGCCCATGGGCAGGAACAGCTCGGCGCGGCCCGTTGCTTGGGTCCACGCCTTCACTTCGATCGAGCGTCCGGCATTCGGCCCGCTCTCCCAGGCCAGCACGCCGCCGGCGAACCAGCCGTCGGTCGCGCGGGACTCGTCGACCGATGCCGTGAACACCGCCCGGTCGACGACATCGGTGACGATCCCGGCCCGACTCCAGGACTCCATGGCCTCAAACACGGCCGTTCCGTCGGTGGTCTGCTGGCCGACGGAAGTGTCATAGGCTGGCTGGTCAGCAGCCGTCGTACCCGCACCGACGCAGCGGTAGACGCGATTCTCAAACACGGTCGCTGTGCCGACGCCTGTCGTCGTGTCGGTGAAGAAGCCGCTGACGGCGTCGAGCGCGGCATTGCACACCGAGCCGCTGACCCTCGTGCCGTTGAAGATCACGCGCAGCTGCCGGGTGCCCGAGGGAACCAGCGCGTCGGCGACCTGGCGGAGCGTCCAGAGGCCGGTCGTCGCCTCATTGCCGGTGTCGAGCGGTGTGGCCAGCACAGCGCCCAATTCATCGAGCAACTGCACGCGCAGCCGTCCCTGATCGACGGTGTTGCCGCCGCCATTGGCCCGCCAGCCGCCCACGGTCAGGCGGTAGTCGCCGGCATCGAGGATGGGCTCATCGAGAACATGGGAGAGATCTACGGTCTGACGCAGCTCGAAGCTCGCGACATTGCCGCCTTCGAGAAAATGCGTGCCGGTCTTCGGCCCAAGCGTTCCGCTCGCGGTCTTGGCGGCTGCCGAACCGGAGGCGACGGTCCAGCCAGAGAGATTGCCTGCGTCGAAGCCGGGATTGACGAAGGGAATGCCGATCGTCGTGAGCGCCGATGAGGTTCGTATTCGGACGGTGTCGCCGACGGCATAGGACGTCGAACGCTGGATCTCGGGCGGGTGGATCGGCACCTTGCAACGCGGGTCGCCGAGATCGGCGCGGCATTCCGGGCTGTAAAGCTCGCCGATGCGCTGGGAGAGCGCCTGCGTCATGCCGCGCAGCTCTGTGCGGAAAACGCCTTGCTCGGTCAGCACCACCTCGCCAAACCAGCCGCGCCGCATGCGAAGCGCGCCCATCGAAGGATCGGCCCAGTTGACTAGGAAGATGCGCACCTCCGCCTGATCAAAGAGACCCGCGCGCAGCTCCTCCTCGGTGATGGCCTCGTCATCGAACACGCCCTCTACGTCGAGATTGTCGACGCTGAGGCTCGCATCATTGGCGATCGCCGTGCGCGAATAGCCGGAGCTCGCCTTGTAGAGATCGCCATCGAAGACGAGGTCGCGATCGTGATCGGTAAAGAAGAACTCGCGCCCGTCGATGCGCGTGATGCGCCAGCAGGTGGCGAGCGTGGTCACCGGCCCCGCCAGGTGGGTGGCGAGCGCTGTCGATGTTGACTTCATGGGCGGATCTCCAGCACCGGGATCTGGCCCCAGCTGCCGAGCTGATAGGTCTCGATGGTGATGTCCATCTGATCGCTGTCGAAGCGAACCGGCACGTCGAACTCGAAATCCGCCGTCACCTGAACGCCGGACGCCGGCGCGGTCGTGAAGGTCACGAGCCCTGTCGCCGTGTTCACCGTCCAGCCCGTGACCGCCTCGACGCCGTCGCGGTAGATCTTGACCGTGCCAGGAACCGGCTTGGCGATGATGCGGCTCTCGATCTCGCCGCCGCTCGCATAGCGCCTGACGAGCTGGAAGGTCTTGTTGGCGCCATCGCCGATGCCCAGCACCTGCGCGAACGCCTGGTAGTCGGTCCAGTCCTTGAAGCGGAAGCCATAGGCGCGGCCCTTGCGGGCGCGGAAGAAGGCGATCAGCGCCGCGACCTGCTCGCGCTTCTTGAGGCCATGCGCGACGTTCCATTTGCCTCGCGCGGCGGCCCAGTTGGCATTGCGGCGCTCGTGCCCCGACACGGTCGTCACCACGGTCGTCGAATATCCCGGTCCGCCCGACGCCCCGTAGGAGATGTCGGGCGGGAACTGCACCTCGTGAAATCCACTCATCTGTCGACCCGTCAGAGATTACGCCGCGCTCGTTCCATGGCGCGGGCGGCGTCCGCCGCGATCTGGCCTTGCGCGTAGCGGAAGCTGTTCGCGTCGGGTGTCGAGATGTTCATCACCACATTGACGGGAGGGCGCGTGTCGCGGGCCGAGCCCATCGCTGCGAGCTGGGAGCGCGACAGCACCATCTCGCCCCGCTGCAGGATGGCGGGCACCTCGTCGGGACGAAGACCCGCCATGCCGCCGCCATGCAGGCGTGGCGCACCGGCAAAGGCGAGCGCCGGTACGAGCCGCTGCGGAGCCGGCGCGCCGACGATGCCGCCCGCGTGGAAGATGCCCGACAGGATGCCGCCGCCCCCGCCGAACAGATTGCCGAAGATCCCGCCGCCGCCACCCACGCCGCCGAGCGCGTTCGCAAGCGGCCCAAGGATCGCCGAGCGCAACGCGATGCGGGTGATGTCTGCCAGGATGCTATCGGCGAGCGCCTTGAAGTCGAATTTGCCGGTCGTCACGAACTTGGCGACAGCGTCTTCGGCCGACCGGAACGCGCTGGTGAGCGCATTGCCGAGGCCCTTGCCCCAATTCGCGGCTTCCTCGGCATAGCGCGCGAGCTCGTCCCTGACGGCGGCCCAGCCCGTTGCGGCCTCGTCAGCCGCCGCCTTGATTTCCCGGCCGGCTTCGCGGCTGGCTGCAGCGGCACGTCCGGCCGAGCCTCTGGCGCCCGCGCCATCACCTGCCTCATCGCCACTGCCGCCACCGATCGCGCCGAACGCCGTGTCGAGCCGCTCCGTCGCCGCGGCAGCCTCATCGATCTGGGTGTTCGCCCCGGACATCGCCTCACGGAGCGCGGCGACCGACTCCAGCGGCGCGCCAGCAAGTTCACCAAGGGCATTCGCGGTTTCGCGGGCGCTCTCGGCGGCGCGACGGGCATCCTCCGCGAAGGCGGAGAACCCGAGATCCGGAACGCGAAATGCATCGGTCTCGAAGGCGGCTGCAAAGGCGTCGCGCGCAGCCGCGCCAGCGCCTTCGGCGGCGCCCGCGAACTGGTTCTCGATCCGGCCAAGATCGATATCCGGAACGAGTCTGATTTCGGTCTCGATGCCGATCGCTGAAAGCGCGGCGCCAATCCCCTGAACCAGGCCGTTGATGCCGCGCGTGGCGCCGTTCAGCATCCATTCGACGGCGGCGATCAGCGCATTGGCCGCCCGAATGGCAAAGTCGCCGATCGCTGCCGGCAGTCGACCCCAGATCGCCACCATGGCGTCGAACGCGCCCTGGAAGACGTTGACGGTCCGATTGCCGAAAGCGATGACGGCATCGAGGGCGCCCTGCAGCGCGTCGGCGACGTTCGCCTGAATGCCGAGCCAGGCTGCGGCGATCCGGTTCTTCAGCACCTCGACGAGCAGGCCGATCCGGTCCCAGACCTCCCGCGCCACATCGCCCAGCAGATTGAGCGCCGCGCCGAAGCCGCCAGTCGCCTGCACGAGCCGCCCGAACTGATAGATCAACTCACCCGCCGCCACGACCAGCGCGCCGATCCCGGTGCGGATGATCGCCCCGCGCAGGAAAACGAGCGCAGTGGCAAGACCACGCACCGAGACCGCGGCCACCACCATGCTGGCGACGAAGCGCCCGGCCATGAGCCCGACGAAGGCGGTGGCGATCGAGGCAAGCCGTCCGAGATTGTCGAATAGAAGCCGAATGGCCTGCCCGAGCGGCCCGGTGGCGCGCGCCATGGCAGCGAGCGCGTCCGCAACGGCTTCCAAGGCGGGCGCTGCGGCGACCGCCAGCTGGTTCGAGACCCCACGCCAGATCAGTCCGAGCCGGGAGAGAGCGTCATTGGTGCGCTCGATCTGCGCCGCGTCCTGTTGCGACACCACCACCCCGAAGTCCCGCACGTCCTGCGTCGCCGTCCTGAGCGTCGCCGTGTCGATGCGCAGGAAGGTGAGCGCGGCGCGATCGCCGAAGAGCTGGGAGGCAACCGCCGCACGCTCGGCCTCAGGCACGTAGCGGGCGAGAGCCTCCTGGATGGCGGCGATGCGCTGGTCGAGGGGAAGGCGCTGCAGTTCCTGAGAGGTCAGCCTGAGACGTTCGAGCGCGCCGACCGCGGCTCCGGTTCCGGCTGCTGCCTGGCTCAGGCGCCGGGTCAGCTGGATAGTCGCCTGTTCGATCTCGCCCATGGAGACGCCGGCGAGATCACCGGCGCGCTCCAGCACCTGGATACTCTCGACCGTCGTGCCGAGCGAAGCCGCGAGCTTGGCTTGGTTGTCGATCACCTGCAGGCCGGAGCGGATCATCGCCGCCGCACCCGCTGCAAACGCTGCTGCAGCAGCAGCCGCTGCTATCTGAACCCGGCGATAGAAGGCGGCGACGCGCGTGTTCGCCGCATCCATTTCGCGGGAGAGGCGCCGCATGCCCTGTTCACCCGCATCGCCGATGCCCTGCAGCTCGGCGCGAACCTCGCGGCCGCCGACGACGGCAAGGCGCACCGACACCCTTTTCTCAGCCATCGTGTTCAGCCTTCATTTGCGCATTGAGGCCGCGCACCATCATTGCCTCGATGTCCGGCAAGAGCTCCGCGCAGATGAGTGTGTTGAGCCCGAGCGCCTCGGCCATCGCGAGGGCCGCATTCATGTCGAGCCCCAGGACTGCGCCGGGGATGACGCGCAGTTGGCCTGTAAGCCGCAGGGCCAGATCCCAGACCTGCCAGCCCTCAATTGTTACGGGGCGGTTCAGGACGGATGGGCATTCGCCGCAGATGCCGCGGCAGGATCGGCAATACCGGTCGCCCCCGCTGAAATGCCACTCGGCAAGGGCGCGGAGTCGTTTTTTTCCGCTTCCAGCAGCAGACCCTTCGAGACGTAGCGCAGCTGGAAGGCTTCAAAGAGCGGCAGGATATCGAGCAGCGCATCGATCCCTTCCGGCGTGACCGGCACGGGATTGCCGTCGGCATCGCCGACGCCCTCCCAGTCCTCGACCACGAGCCGCGCCAGCGCCTTGGCCATGGCGACCGCAATGGTCTCGTTCGAAGCTCCTTCGGGCAGGCTGGTGACGATCGGATCGCTGCGCGCCGCCGCCATCAAGGATGTCGTGAGCGGACCGACGTGCAGGCGCACGCCGTGGCCGAGATCGAGCCAGCGCGGCTCGCGGGAGAGTTCGAGACGGATCATGGATGCATCCTCATGCGTAGCTGGTGACGTCGTTCAGGAGATGGGCGCGCAGCATGGTGCCCTCGCTGTCATCGAAGGCGGCGCGCCAGTCGAAGCTCGCCTCGACCCCGCCGGGGCCGGAGACGGCGTATTTGGGTTTTGGCAGGAAGACGCGCGGCAGCTCGAAGCGGAGCGCATAGCCTTCGGGGAAGGTGAAGCCGTAATCGAGCGCGACGGGGTCGCCATTGGCGGCCTCGGCGACCAGCGTCGCGCCATCGAACCGTACCGACATCGAGCCTTCGGCGGACGCGAAGGTCGGATCGGCCGCCTCGATCTTGCCGTCCTCGCGGATCACCCGCACCCGTTCGAGATTGTTCGAGAAGGTGAGACTGCCGCCGGTGACACCCGCCAGCGCCGATCCGCCACGCCGGATGAAGCCGCGCCCTTGGCTGAAGCGGCGCAGCGAGAAGGCATCCGGGCTGGCGTCGACCGTCGCCGCGAAGCGTTCCTCGCCCTGCGCCACCAGCTGCAGGCGGGCATTGGCCGGCCCCTCCTGACCCATCTCGAAATTGAGGCTCTCCATCACCGTGCCTAGATGGCGGAAGAAGACCGGGGTCGTGAGCTTCGGGTGGCCAATCTCGATCGTGTAGCTCGGGATATCGTCGGCGCCGCTTTCCCAGACATGGGCATAGCCGCCACCGGTCAGCGTCGGGCCGGACACGCTCGCCGCCGATGCTGCAAGGGTGAAGCTGTTGCCAGTCGGGCCGGCCGTGTCGAACACGATCACGAGCGTCTGGGTGCTCGTCGGCCGGGAATAGGTGCATTTGGCGATCTCCGCATCGGCGGAGGCATTCAGATCGCTGACCAGTTGATCGAGGGTCTGAGTGACCGTCGCCTGGATTTCCGTCTCGTCGCCCGATGGCGTCCCGGAGACGAACGTCCAGACCGTGCCACCCAACGTGATGGTCGCCCCGGGCGAGGGATTGGCCGCGAAGGAAATCGAGCCAGAGGCATTGACCGCCGCCGTCACGGGGTCGCCAAACAGGCCGGTCAGCCAGAAGCCGGTGCCGCGCAGATCGAACGGGATATCGATCTGCCCCTCATCGGTGATGAGGCCCCGGTAGGGATCCTGCGCGTTGCGTCCGCGCCCCAGGAGCGGGTCGTCCCCGAGCGGCTGCGCCGAAGAGAGATCGGTCGACTTGAAATCGAGGCTTCGATAGCCGGAGAGCGGAGCCACGCCGTAGCTCGCCTCGCGGCAAGCCTTCAGCGTGGCGTCCGCGCCGTAAGCGCGCACCTTGGGCATGGAGAACTCCTATTTCCAGGTTCAGGCAGTGAGCGGATCGCTCACCAGATATTCGACGGTGACGACGAGCCGGGCGGTGAGGATCGGGGCTGCACCCTCGATGGCGAGCGCCCCGGTCTCGGGCGCCGACGGCGTCAGATTCTCGGCGAGCCCGCCGAGGGAGGCGTCAATCCTGAGCGCCATTCCGATCGATCCGAGCAGCGTGTCGAGCACTGCCTCGCCTCCGCCCGTCGGATCGCGGGGCACATAGACCTCGATCTCGACCCGGTGGGCGTAGAACTCCGTGCGCGGATTGAGCGTCACGTCCGGCTCTCCCGGATCGCCGTCGCGCAGGATGACGAGACCGGATGCCGGCACCTTCTCGGGCAGCACCTCGTTGCGACGCACGTTCGCGTCCAACGTGTTGTCGAGCGCCTGGAAGAGGGCTCCGAGGATGGCTTCACGGCGGCTGGACACTGGTTTTCCTTAAACTTGCGGCCAATGCAGGTGATCTCTCCGCACACGGTGCGGCGCGCACATGCACCGGGATGCGAAGAAGGCGAAGACGGGGCTACCGCCCGTCGACCCAGTTGCGGACGACCAGGCCGGGCAGCCGCTCCTGCCAACTGTTCGCGGCGGAGGCGACATCGAGCCGCTTCCTGAATGTCACCTGCGGCACCAGAATGAAGATCGGCACGGTCACCAAGCCGCGCCCGCTGCGCACAGCGGCGGCACTGGCTCTGGCGTATCCGCCCCGCTTCCCCGTCCGCGCCCGCATGTTGTCGGCGACGAGCAGAGACGCAGCGTTGCGCCGGTAGACGAAGCGCAGCCGCTGCCCGGTACGCCGTTCCCATCCGCCGGGCGTAATCTTGCGGCCACCGTCGCCAAAGCGTCCGGCGGCAGCGGTCGGAATGGCCAGGAAGAAACCCTTGGTCGACCGGATGGTGGCGCCGTCTTCGTAAATGCGAATGATGCCCGGCGCCTTCGACCAGACGAGCCCCGCCGCCCGGATGCTGTTCTGGCCCTTGGGGAAGGTCTCGGACCGCCAGGTGCGCGCCAGCCGAGGGCCGAGCCCCGCATTGGTGATCTGCGTTCTGAGCTCGGTCTTGAGTCCCTCAGCCGCCTCACCGACACCTGCCGTGACAGCCTTTTCGGCCGCCTTGACCTCCTCGGCCATGATGCGGCCGAGGTCGCCGATGATTTGCGCCGACAGTCTCATGCTTTCCTCAGCTCCGCCGTCCAGACGAGACGCTCGCTATCGCGCACTGGCTCGCCTTGCACCACGAAGGTCTCGCCGCCGATCTCGAAACCATCGCCCTCTGCGAGCTCCGGCGTCTCGACCGTGCGCACCTCGATCACGGTGGTGGCGGCGAGCAAACGCGTCTCGCCGAAGCCTCCGATCCGATCCGGCTGGCGCAGAACGATCCGCATCGTCACCGGTGCGCTCGTGCCGCCCGCCCGCCAGACGGCATCCCGCGCGAGGTTTGGGTCGGCGAAGAGGTCATCGATCGCCTCCGCGAAGATGCTCATGCTCAGTTGCTGGAGAAGATGCGCACGGCGAGACGCGGACGCTTGTTGATCGGCAGGATCGAGGCCTCGGTCTTGACCTCGATGGCGCTGCCGTCGGGTCGGGCGATCTGCCGCGCGTAAATCGGCAGGCCCACGGTGTTGACCGTCTCGATCAGGTTGGCCGGGGCGCCGTGGGTGACGAAGGTGTCGAGCGTGCCGAGCGGGAAGGCGATGCCCTCGCCGGAGGGGATCAGCGTTTCCGTTGCGCCGGTCGAGAGCGTGACGGTGGCGTTGTACTCCTCGAACAGGATGCCGGCGAAGGGGAAGCGGCGGCGGGTGTCTTCGCGCAGCGGCTGCGCCCCAGTCGAGGAATAGTACTTGTAGGCCTCCTCGACCTTGGCGTGGCCGATCAGCTTGTCGAAGAACTCAGGACTGACGAGAGCGAGCACGCCGGTCATGGTCTCGCCCTTGAGCTCGGTCTCGACCTTCCTGAGCACGTCGCGCACCTTGCCCTGGACCTGGGTGCCGGCGGTGCCGAGCACGAAGTCCGTCTCCAGCTGCGCCAGCCCAAACTCGGTGAAGTAGTTGTAGAGCGTGGTGCCGGCGCCGTCCTTGACGATGCCGCGCAGCGCGTTGACCTCCATGTACTCGCGAGTCTGGGCGTGCTTCACCCGCATGCGGGTGAGCTTGCGCTCCATGACGGTGGCGAGCGGATCGGCGGCGTCGGCCACGCCGAAGCCGCGCACGCCCTGGATGTCCTGCGGCGTGATCACGTCGTCGTGGGGGATCCACGGCACCGTGAAGGAGCGCATGGAGCGCGTGTCGCGGTTGGCGACGGTGGCCGGGCCGCCGAGCGGCACGGTGGGCAGCAGGTTGAGCACGCCTTCGGCCTGCTCGATGACGACGGAGCGCTGGGTCACGCCCTCGAAGCGGAACAGGCCCATCTGCCCGAGCCGGGTGTAGACGTTGGGCAGGATGTTGATGGCCTGGGTCATCTCGGCGAGCGAGTAGCCGCCCGCGTCGAACGGGTTGATCATGGCGACCATGATGTCGGGTCTCCTTGGGATGGAACGGGCATGAAAAAGGCCCCGAAGGCGGACGCCTCGGAGCCGGTGACGGGTTGGGTCTGACGAGCGTGGATCAGGCGGTGTCGCGCGGCACGATGCCGGCAGAGCTCAGCTCGGCGTGCTTGACGTCCGTCTTGGCCGCGTCATCGATGGAGGCGTCGAAGACGAGCGCCGCCTTGGAGACGATCGCCGGGCCGCGGGCAACCACGAGGCCGGTCCTATCGCCGGCCGTCGCGTCGACCGGCTCGATCAGGACGGCCGTTGCGACCTCCGCACCCTCATCTCCGACGACCTCGGCGTCCGGCGACAGGCGGTATTTCTCCGACGCGGTGATCCGGCCGAGCACGGAGCCGAGCGCGTAGTTGGCGCCGGCTTTAAGGGTCACAGCCTCGCGGCAGTAGCTCGCATTGAGCTCGTATTTGAGCAAGTCGCCGAGGGTCGGCGACATGGTGAGAACGGTCATAATGATCCTCCTTGTCGTCAGCTGCGGTTGGCCGAGGCGCGCTCACGCGCACGACGCACGATGGGGCTTTCGCCGCCGTTCGAGGCCGGCGAGCCGGCCGGTGACGGCGCTACGGCAACGACGGTGCTGGCCTCGGCGCGAGCCGCGAGTGCGTCGAGGATGGAGCTTCGCAGCGCATGCGGCGCAATCCCTTTGGCCATGGCGTCGGCGGCGTCGATGGCGACGCCCAGCCGGGCGCCTTGGGCGGCGATGGCGGCGATCTCCGCATATTCGGCGCGCAGCCGCTCGGCCGTTTGATCCGTCTGCGCCTCCGTCGCCTCCGGCGGCGCGGCGGGCGCCGCTGGTTGCGGCGTTCCGAGAGTTTCCGGATCGGACGCGTTCGTCTCCTCGACAGCCGCGTCTTCGGCAGCCGGGTTAAGGTCGGGTTCTACTGTCATTTCGGTCTTTCTCCTTGGAGGTTGACGACTGCGGGCGCTCTGCGAAGCACCCCTGATCAGGCGTGGCGGGTCGAGCATCCGGGCGAGATCGGCAAGTGCGTGGCCGACGGTGCCGACCTGGTCGGCAAGGCCGGCGTCGATGCCCCGCTGGCCCCGATAGATCGCGGCCTGTGTCGCGTGGACAGCGTCGGGGCTCATGTTCCGGTTGCGCGCCACCAGGGTGACGAGGTCCGCATGGAGCGCGTCGACATCTGCCTGGATCGCCGAAAACGCCGTATCCGAGAGCGGCTCGTGGGCATTGCCGTCGATCTTGCGATCGCCCGCGTGAACGAGCGTCCATTTGAGGCCGGCCATGACGTCGGCGACGCTCTCGTCGACATGGATGGCGACGACGCCGATGGATCCGACCTCCGCCGTCCGGGTGACGTAAAGGCGGTCCGCCACGCTGGCGATGGCAAAGGCAGCCGACAGCGCGCTTTCGCTCGCGACAGCCCAGAGCGGCTTCTGCGCGGCTTCGCGCAAGGACACGAGGCGATCGACCAGGTCGAAGAGACCGCCGACCTCACCGCCTGGCGAGTCCAGCTCCACCAACACGGCCCGCACAGAAGGATCGGCCAGCGCGGTTTCCACGGCGGAGGCGATCTCGCCATAGTCGCTGGCGCCGAGGAGACTGGTCAGCCAGTCGCCGCGCGTCACCAATGGTCCGAGAATCGGCACCACGGCGATGCCAGCCTCGGTGAGAACATGACTCGCCCCTGGAGACGCATTGCGGGCCGGAAGCATGGCCGGCCGGGCATCGAGCATTGGGCCGGCGGCAAGCAGGCCGTCGAGCGCCCGCGGGGCGATCGCCAAGGGCCGGCCGCCGAGCCGGGTGAGCAGCGGATTCAATCGCGTCATGGAAACCTCAGTCGGCGGCGACGTTCGCCTGGTTGTCCGCTGGTGCTGCCTGTGCATCGTTCAGCAGCGTGGGGTCGGAGGATGCACTGCCGAAGGAGAGGCCAAGCTGACGCTCTCGCGCACGGTCTGCAGCAATCTCGGCATCGACCTGATCGGCGTCATAGCCGCGCTCGGCGAGCGCCTGCGTCCGGCTCTTCAGCCCCGCCTCGATCTGTTCGATCTCGGCGCGGGCGTCCTTCAGCGGATCGACCCAGTCCCATTTGGGCGGCAGCCAGGAACAACCGAGCCAGGTGCGCCGCTGCTGTTCGTAATCAGGCAAGTCGAGCGCGCCTGACACGACCGCCGTATCGAGCCAGCGCGCCCAGACCCGTCGACAGATCTGCCAGACCATGACCGAGTGCTGATACGCCTCGATGCGGCGGCGAAACTCGAGGAGCGCGAGCCGCGAGTTCGAGTAGTTCGCTTTCAGCATGTCGTTCGACAGATACGCATACGGAATGCCGAGCGCCGCTGAGACCTGCAGTAGCGTGCGGTACTGGAACGGTTCGTAGGTCTGGCCGACATCCGCCGGCGCCGAGGTCTGCACTTCCTCGCCCGGCTCCAGCATGACGATCTGGCCGGGCTGCAGGTCCATCGTTCTTTCGCCGCCTTCTTCGCTCTCGGCGATGTCGAAGGGCTCCGCCGGCGCCGGCGTGGTGATGAACAGCGCATGCATCGCCGCGACCTTCTTCCGGTCGAGCTCCGCATCGTCGTACTGGTCGAGCAGGAACAGCTTCACGATGCCCGGCGCAAAGCGGGAAATCCCGCGCAACTGCCCCGCATCGACCGGATCGATCACGTGGATGACCTCGGACGCCGGCACCCGCACCGTCTCGCCGGAGAGGCCCGGATCGGTCACGTCGCCCGGATGGCGGCGCAGGAAATGGTAGGCCACACGCCTGCCGATACGGTCGAATTCGATGCCCTGGCGAATGACATTGCCGCCCGCCACCTGCTCATTGCGCGAGAGCGGCAGCATCTCGGAGGGGATCATCTGCAGCTGCAGCGGCACCATGAGTCCGTCCTCGGGCCGGCGCGGACGGAAGCGGAAGAACACCTCGCCGGCAATGAATACCTCGCGCGCGGCGCGCCGCTGCTGGCCGTAGAAGTCGGTGAACCCCTCCGCATCGCTGTCGTCGGTCCAGTCGAGCCAGAGACGCTGCACGCGCGCCTTGAGATCGGCATCGGCGATCAGGGACGACGGCTTGATGCCGTCGCCGACGACGTTGCCGGCCCAGCTCTCGATGGCGTTCGCCGCATAGCCGTTGTTGCGCACGAGCCAACGGGCGCGTGCGGTGATGTCGGCGCCGGCGGCCGCGATCAGCGTGTTGAGATGCGCCCGGCTCGGCTGGAAGTGCCGCAGCCTTCGGCTTCCCTGGCCCGCTTCAAAGCCGCCCACCAGAGCGCCGATGCGGCGGCGCCACCGTGTGATCGATTCCAGCACGGGTCAGAGCCCCTTGCTTGCCGTCGTGCGAACGATGCGACGGCGCGCGCCGGTTTGCTCCTCGGCGATCCGCCGTTCGAGGTCGCCGAGGGCGGCCGCCATTTCGGCATCGCTCGCATAGGTGATGCGGCGCCCCTCGACCTCGACGGTGCGCACGCCGCGCCAATGGGCGGCGAGCAGCGCATCGCGGCGCGCGATCATGTCGTCAAGCGTCATGGTCTCAACTCAAATAGCTGGGCGTGAACACCCGTCGGCCGCGCCGGGCAGGCGCTCGTCGCACCAGACCCGCGGAGGCGATCTCTGGCGCGCCGGGGTCAGGGGCTGTCGTCTCTGGCGCCGCTGTGTCGCGTGGATCGAGCGAGCCGACCTGGCGTTCGAGATCACGCCATTTCTCCTCGCCCCAGCGGTCGGCACCGGCGATCCAGGCGGCGGCGCGGGCATAGACCCGGCAATCCAGCGCCTCGTTACGCTCGCGCAGTTTTTGCCATTCGAGCCGCTGAAACCCGCGCCTGGTCTTCACCGTCACCAGCTGCTCGGCGACGAACTGCTTGCACCACTCGCTGTCGGCCCAAGCCGGCAGGTGGATGGTCCCTGCGGGAAAGCGCGCGCCTCCGGCACGCTCCTCGTCGGTCGGCCGTTCGAGCCGAAGGTAGCGATAGGTCTCGGCCTTGAAAGTCGAGACCGCGACCGACCACAGACGCGCGCCGCGCCGCAGTCGCTTGCCGCCGGCAGTCGCATCGACATAAGTCGGGCCGGAGACCGGGCTCGCCCGATTGAACCCCTCGACGCCCTTGACCGGCGCCACCTGCGCGAAGCCGGCGCGCCGGGCCCAGCCGTAGACCGACGGCGCCTCGAAGCCGGTATCGATCGCGAGGCGCGACAGGCCCATCGCCGTCCCCGAGGCGTGCGGCCAGCTGCGGCCCAAGAGACCGTCCAACGCGGACCATGCGGCGGCATGTTCGGGGCCGCCCTCGATGACGATGTGGTCGACGAGCCAGCTCTCCAGCCCGCGCCCCCATGCCCAGACATCGACCTCGATGCGATCCTTCTGGACGTCGGCGCCGGCGGTGAGAAACAGGCCGCCCATCGGCACCGTGCCGGCCGGCCAGCTCTCCCTGCGGTCGTAGAGCCGCTGCCAGTCGGGCGCTTCGCCCGTCTCGACCCAGGTCTCGCCCAGAGATGTATTGACGAAGGTCTTCATCGCCTCGTCGCCGTGATCCTTCGCCGACAGAAAGGTGCGCACCATGGCTTCCAGACGAACCCAGGAGGAATAGACCTCGTTCAGGTGAAAGCCGGCGATGCCGTCGAACGGGGCCTCGGCCCGCCATTCGCCCCGGCGCACGGCGGCCCAGCGTTCGGCGTCGCTCCAATGCGCGCGGCAATGGCGGCATTGGTATCGCGCGGTCTCCGGCCGGTGGGCGCCGTCCGCGTCGCGGTCCCAGCGAACCTGCTCCCAGACCAGCGTCTGATGCTCGCCGCATTCTGGGCACGGCACGAAGAACCGGCGCCTGTCGCTTTCGGCATAGGCGGTCTCGATCCGGCTCGCGCCACGGATGGTCGGCGTTGAGACCAGCACGATCTTGCGGTTCCAGAAGGTGACGGTGCGCTTCTTCGCCAGATTGACCGGATCGCCCTCGGCGCCGGCGCTGAACGGATAGCGGTCGACCTCGTCGCACAGGAGGATGCGGATCGGCCGGCTGGCCAGGCCCGAGGGTGCATTGGCGCCGACGATGGTCAGATGCCCGCCGGGAAACTTCTTGTGCAGGATCTTGTTCGAACCGTCCCGCGACTTCGGATCCGAAATCCGCCCATGCAGACAGGGCGTATCGCGCGCCATCGGCGAGAAACGGTCCTTCGACCAGGTCTCCGCATCGCGTTCCGTCGGCATCACCACCATCACCGGCGCCGGGTCCTGGTCGATGTGGAATGCAACGGTGTTGAGCAGCACCTCCGTCTTGCCGGTCTGGCTCGACGACATCACGACGACGCTTTCGACCGCCGGATCGGAGATCGCGTCCATGATGCCGCGCTGGTAGATGGCCCGCTCCGTGCGCCAGCGGCCGGGCTCGGCGCTGGCTTCGGAACTCAGGCGGCGCCTGGCGTCGGCCCATTCACTGATCGTCAGAGTCGGCGGCGGCGCCAGGATCGTCAGCGCCTTGCGCGTCGCCTGCGCCAGCCGCGCCGGCCCCTTCAGCATCAACGGCGATGGCCGGGAGGCTGGCGAGTTCCGCGAGCGCTTCGGTGATCGCGTCGCGGATCTGCGCGCGCGTGCCGGCAATGGTGGACTCCTCGTGGACCAGCGGCGCCAGCCTGTCGGGCAGGACCAGCAGACGCGCGCGCAGGCGGGCCAGCACCGCGATCCAAGCCTCCTCGACCTGAGCGGCCGGCAAGAGATCGCCGCGCCGAACTTGGGCGTCCATTTCGGCGAGATCGGCCTTGGCCTTGATCAGCCGAGCGCGCTCGACACCGAAATCCGCGGCGCCCGTCTGCGACCGCGTCGCCAGTTCGCGCAGGTAACGCACATAGCCGCGCACCGTGCCGACGAGATCGTAGCGCCCGCGTTCGGGGCCGGCCCGGACCGACGCCGGGATGATCCCGTCGCGCGCCAGCTGCTGGACCCGCCTTTCGGTCAGGTCCAGGAGCCGAGCGATGACCGCGATGGGTTGGGTATTGGTCGCCATGAACGGGGGCCGCTCCCGGGCAAGATCAGGTCATGTCGGGAGCCCCGCCATCACTGCAGAAAAAGCAATGAAATGATGCACTTATCGACTTGATGAGGGTGCCGATCAGAGCCTGTATGGGGTCACCATCAAGCGCTGGAGACCGCCATGACCAAGTCCGGAAACACCGCTTCCGCCCTCGACGCTTTCATCGCCAAGAAGGCGGAGATCGACGCGATGCTGGAGCGCATCAAGGCCCTGAGCGACGACCACTTCGACACCAGCCCCGACGAGATCAATTGGGGCCACGTCGGAACCCTCGCGCACTATGCCGAACTCCTGAAGCGCATCACCGACGCAGCCTTCAAGGAGGGCGAGCACGCCGATTAGGCGCGCTGCTTCCCGCCTTCGCCCCGCTGGGCTCGCCCTCGGGGCTCGGGGCAGTAGAAGGTCCGCGATGGTCGCGCGCCTCTCCTGAACAAGGATTGCCCCATGACCAAACTCACCGACACCCAGATGATCGTCCTCAGCGCCGCCGCGCAGCGCGCGAACATGCTGGCTCTACCGCTCCCGAAGAACCTCAAGGGCGGCGCAGCGCAGAAAGTGATTGCTTCGCTCCTCAAGCAGGGCCTGCTCGAAGAGATCGATGCCGACACGCGCATCGGCGAACACATCTGGCGCGAGACCGGCGACGGCCACGGCGTCACATTCGCGATCACCGAGCACGGGCTCGCCGCCATCGGCATCGAGCCGGAGGCCTCGCGTGACGCTGCGGAGCCGACGCAAAGCGATCATGCTGCCGTCAAGACGCCATCAAAGCCGAAGGTCCGAGAAGGCAGCAAGCAGGCCCAGCTGATCGCCATGCTGCAGGGCGCCGACGGAGCAACCGTCGCCGAGATCGCCGCCGCATTCGACTGGCAACCGCATACGGTGCGCGGCGCCATCGCCGGGGCGCTCAAGAAGAAGCTCGGGCTCGATGTGACCTCTGAGAAGGTCGACGGACGTGGTCGGGTCTACCGCCTCAGCCGGGAGGGCTGAGGCTATGGCGAGGATCACCATCCACGACCGTCTCGTCGCCGCCCTGCAGCACCGAGGCGAAGCGATCATCGCTGATGCACGCTCGACCCGCTACACGGTCCTCACGCGAACGCGCCGGGAAACCGGCGAGCAGGTCGGCTACTATTTCGTCGGCCGTGCCGGCGCGCTCCGGGCCGGCCGCACCGTTGGCGAGAGCCGGCCGGTGGGCGCCGACTTCCGGGCGAAGCTGCTCGGAACGCCCACCCGCTGACACGCCATCCTCACTGAGCCGCCGCTGCCCGCCATGGGCGGCGGCGTTTCGCTTATGCAGTCCAAGAGCGCATCCTCTCGAACATGCGCCGCACGGCATAGCTGCGCGCCACGGATACCAGCGTGAACAGAGCGCCGATTGGCCTGCTGCCGGTTTCGTGGACACTGGGTTAGGCTAATCCAACCTTCTTTTCGAACTCGACGGGGCTGAGATAGCCGATCGTCGAGTGCCTGCGAACCGCATTGTAGAATCGCTCGATGTA